ACGTACGCTTCGGCAGCTCCGGAAGGGGCCACAGCAGAGAACGTCACGCGTGCACCAGCGATCGTAAGCGGGATCATCGCGGAGTTTGGGGCGCTGATCACCGCGCCAGCGGCGTTGACCCATTGGATGAAAATGCGCATCCCGATGTCGCTGTCATTCTTTCGGGCGTAGACCGAGGCTGTCACGGCCTGGCCGCTGCTCACCTTGATCCGCTTGGTAGCCGACGGTCGAAGTGATTTGTACTGCGCACTGTTGGTCAGGCCTGGTGCAACGATCCTCTGCGCTTTCTCCCCAGTGTTCAGCCAAGACGTGACCAATGTGTCGGTAGTCGCCACTGGCCCCTCGGTTTCCCAACCTTCGGGCACCCCGCTCGAAGTGGCGGCCTTGGTGAACCCCGGGTTGTAGAAGAGGTTCTCCCCGCCAATATCCCCAATGCTGTTATCCAGATTGGTGAGCTGACTCGACGCTGAGGAAAGCCCAGCTTCCGTCGTGGCCACACGCCCAGTGAGAGCGGTGGTTGCTGAAGCATTGGCGGCTGCCGCCGCAGCGTTCGTCTTGCCGTTGTCCCTCCATCCAGTGGCGATGCTCCCGAGTTCCAGCTGCGCTTTGTCCAGGTCGACGAATCCACCGGTGAGACTTGAGCCAGGCGAGGAGCGAAGCCTGAACAGCACATCCATCTTGACGGCATTCGCCGGCGCTGGATTCGATGTCAAGGACAGGCGCTGGTAGGTCGGGGTAAGCGCGGCGTTTGCCGGGCCATCCGTGCTCAGTGTGGTACCGGCTGCATCCTTGTACTGCAGGTAGATCTGAGCGGTCAGTCCGGTATTTCCTCGCACGAAGACCGAAGCGGTGTTGATTACCCCTTCGTACACTGGCGGCCGTACATCCGGGTTAGCTGCTGACGGCACGAAGTCTATGTAGGTCGAACCAGAGCCCGCAG